AGATGATGAAGCTAAAAAACCTAAAGCAGGTGCACCAGCACCAGATTGGATGATGGTTAAGAACTTACCAAGTGGCGGAAATTATCGTTATCTATTAGACAAATGTTTTGCAAGTTTATGTTTTGTAGATGATTATATGACTTGGAATTTATCAGCTCAAGATGCTATTAAAGTTGGTAGACCAAGTTTAACTTATAAACACGATACACACGAGTATGTATTAGGTAAAGATTATCCTTTATATTTCAAAGACAAGAAATCATTTAAAGAAATGTTAGATAATATATCAGTTGGACAAACATTAGATTGGACTTTACCAGAACACGATAAACAATTTGAAGAAAACTTAGTCGGTGATTTAATCAACTCTTTAGATAGTAAAAAGAAAAAAGTAAACAGCACAAAATCTGGTGTAGAGTGGTTATATCACATTTTACAAGGAAATGGATATAAGAAAAATTTACTTCACAACTCACACCCAAATTTATTCCTAAGTAATTCTTGGGAAAAGATTAGATTATGGTGTTTGAGTAAAGGTGTATTAGATGACCCAACAAAAGAATTTACAAGACTATGGATACCTGATGAAAGACGAGATGAAATACAAAAGATAGTTGATGACGCAGGTGGTCTCGGGGAAAATGGTAAAAAGTTAGAACATTCATTAAAAGACCCGACTTTTAATGATAAAGAAAACCAATGGTGGTAAGATGAGAGAATTAACAGCAGAACAAATACAAAAAAATTATGATACATTAATTAATACTATTCAGTTATATATAACTGGAGATAGGAAAGATAAAGTCTTAAAAATGTATAATGATATGGAAGATAGATTTATGATGGCTCCCGCAAGTGCTAAGGAACATTATCACAACGCAATGTTAGGTGGTTATGTAGACCATATAAACAGAGTAGTAGATTTATCATTAAAGGTAAAAGAATTATGGGAACAGAATGGTAGTAAAGTTGACTTTACAGAAGAAGAATTAGTTTTTTCAGCGATTCATCACGACTTAGGTAAGGTTGGTGATTTAGAAAATGATTACTATGTTCCACAAGACAATGAGTGGAGAAGAAAGAATATGGGGGAAATATTTACACACAATCCAAAGTGTGAATATATGTCAGTAACAGATAGAGCATTTTTCTTATTACAATATTATAATATCACAATTAGTAAAAAAGAATTTATTGGTATTAGATTAACAGATGGAATGTATGAGGAAGCAAATAAAAGTTATTTAGTAGCTTATAAATCAGAGTTTCAACTTCGTTCAACCATACAATATATTTTACATCAAGCTGATATGATGGCCGCTCAGATAGAGGGTCGTCTAACAAAAGAGTCAATTGAGAAAGATGAAACAGAAGTTCAAGAAAGAATACAGAGTATAAAAAATGTTGTTGGTAGTCCCGATAATGTTACAGAAGAAAAACCTAAAATAACAAACGATTTATTTGAGGAATTATTTGGAGAAAAAAGATGATAGTAGAAATAATGTTAGGAATCTTTGTTGTGATTTGTTTAGTTCAAGGATATGCACTTTGGAACTTAATGGTTAAACAAGAACAACTCGAAGATTGGACAGAGGGTTATATACAAAAAATTGGCCAAGTTAATCAAAATATCGATAGAATTGACTACAAAGGATATTTTGAAGCAGATGACGAGGTGGGTCAGATATTTGAACAGATTAAAGAAGAAGTAAATTCATTAGAAGAGTTAACAGACGAGGGAGTATTAAATGCCAAGAAAAGCTAAAAAGGGTTCATCAAGATATTATTTTACACAGAAAACAGAGGACGCTATAATTCGTTATAATAACGAAGAAAGAGCTCCTATGAGAAATAAGATTTACAACGACCACATAGCTGCGGCATTTGATAAGTTATGTGAAAATATAATTCACACATTTAAGTTTTATTACTTTGATGTTTCTTCGGAAGAAGTAAAACACGAAGTGGTTAGTTTTTTAGTTATGAATATGCATAAATTCACAGAAGGTAAAGGAAAAGCTTTCTCTTACTTTAGTATTGTAGCTAAAAATTATTTAATTTTACATAATAATAACAATTATAAAAAAATGAAAACACACGATAAAGAAGATGTGTTGGATTGGGATAGAAGTATCCAAACAGAGATACAACAAAAAGATACAAGTCAAGCATATAATGAATTTGTAATACAAATGTTAGAATACTGGGATAACAATATGAATGTAATATTCAGACGACAGAAAGATATTCGTGTCGCTGACGCAGTATTACATATTTTTAGAATAAAAGGTAATATAGAAAACTTCAATAAAAAAGCGTTATACATTTTAATCAGAGAAATGACGCATTCAAACACACAACACATTACACGAGTTATTAATGTAATGAAGAAATATCAAAAAGGAATCTATAAAGAATTTCAACTAAATGGATACATTGATACAAAGACCACCGGGTCATTTGTAATCCATAATTAATATATACAATTACTTATTACAGAATTTGGGTTTATTGCTAATACAGAATAGACTCAATGTTAGTTCAATAATACGGAGGATATAGACTATGAAAGATATCGTAACAACAATAAAGGGATATGTAAATGATTTACTTCAATTATCATTATCACTTATTGCATTCGGAGCAGTAGCAGGGATTTTATTTCCAGGTGGAATGTTTGGAATGGATGTAATCGGTAATCTGATATCACTAGTTAATAAGTTTGGGGAAGCTGGTTTTGCTGGTTTCATCACTTTAGTGGTATTAGTCGGTTTATTTCGTAAGTAGGAACACGAAATACATAAGCAATAAAATCCTACATATTGCTTAATTAAAAATTGGGAACAGAATAAAATATTTTGTTCCCTTTTTTTATTTCCATATATTTATTACCAAAGGATTATATTATGTCAAACGATTATGAAATATTCAAAGGTAAATCGTTAGCTTCACTCTTTCAAGATATTTACGAAAATCAAAACTACAACAGAAATCAATTAGATGTTTTGACAAAAAATATTACAGCAATGATAAAAGATGGCGATACAGCAGTTCAAATTATACCAATGATGAAAGAATACTTAGAAATCAATGTTAGAAATGATGAATTGTTGATTAAATTAGCATCCATTGTTCAAAAGATTATGACTGCCGAAGGTAAAGGTGAGTCTGAAAGTGAATTTGGTTTATCTGAAGTAGAAAAAGAACAGATACTTAAAACCATAGTGGAACACGATACTATGGATTTACAACAAGCAACTGATAAGATTACAAAAGAAATAAGTTCTTCTAAAAAAGATTAAAAAATGCCATATAGAGATTATAAAAACAGAGATGAAACACTTGATAGTTCAGGAAATTCAATCACTCGTAGAAGAATTCGTGATACTAAAAAAGTAGTAAAAGCAAATGAATTTGATTTTTACGAAATGGAAGCTTTTGAAGTAGAAGAAGTTTTTTTAGATGAATTATTATTACCAAATGATGATTACACTTATTATGGTGCTATTCGTGGAACTTTTATAAGTAATCCAGAACAAGAAATTTTACCAAAAGATGAAATATATGTATTACCACTAAATTCAAATATTAAACAATATCCTGTGGTAGGTGAAAATGTAATATGTGTGAATTATCTTGGAAGAACATATTATACAAATACTATTAACATAAGAAATAATCCCAACAATAATATAAAAATAGGATTATCAGAAGAAAGTCAGTTATCAAGACAAATAGATATTTTTCAGACAATTGATGAGAGTCCAATATATCAGAGAAATATAAAAGCTAATCCTGGTGATATAGTTATTAATGGTAGATTTAATAGTTCAATTAAGGTTGGTGAGAATAAACTGAGTCCTTCCATACAATTAGTAGTTGGACATAATAGTGAAAATAACACATCAACTGAACCAGTAGAATATGATATAAATAAAGATGCCGCTTCTATTTATATAGAAGATGGTGGGGTGGTTGATTTAGAAAACCCAAATGAAAAATTTAAAACTTATTCAGTTGGTGGTAAAAAAATTATATTAGACGCAGATGTTATTGTAATAAATGCAAGACAACATATAAGATTACAATCAGGAGATTTAGTAGAAATTCTTGGTCAAGATATTGAAACAAAACATAATGAAGGTGGAACAATATTTACAGGTGAAACACAAAATGCAATAGATGAGTTCAGAAATAAATTTATAAGAGATGTTCAGAGAGAAATAGACATATGTATAAATAATCTAAGACAACAGACTGGATTAACACAAGAAAATTTTGAAGAGGTAAAAGAATTAAAAGAAAAGATTGAAGCTTTTGTAAACTCACCTAAACAGAAAATTTCAGATTTTTTAACTTTATTACCAACAGTTAAATTTAACGAGTATAATGATTTGGTAACAAGGTTTAATAATATTGTAGCAGAATTACCAACTATTCCACCAACCGACCCTGTTCGTTTAGCAAGAGTTGGAGCAGAATTAATTAGTGTCTTAAATGATTTTTCAACATTAAGTTTTTTAAGACCAGACATAGTAACAGACTAGGAGTAAAAATGAAATCGAATAAATTAGTATCGTTAATAAAAGAAGTTGTCAAACAAGAGGTTAAAAAACAGATAACTGATATACTTATTAACGAAACAAATATTCCCAAAGTAAAACCAGTAGTTAAGAAAAGAAAAGTTGAGAAAAGGAATTATACAGATAATCCAACACTTAACAAAATTCTAAATGAAACTGCACAGAATCCAAAAGAGGAGTATCCAACATTAGGCGGAGGAACTTTTGATTCAAGTCGTATGACTGAAATGTTAGGATACGGCAGTGGTATGGGAAATAAAGAAGTTAAACGAGAAGTAGCGGCCGCAAGCACTTTACAAAGTGCGGGTATGAATCCAGAAGCAGCTCCAGAGCACTTAAAGAACGCTCTAACAAGAGACTACACCGATTTAATAAAAGCTATTGATAAAAAAAAGAAAGGTAAGTAATGTCAAGTGCAAGAGAAAATGATTTAAATCCAGATATTCGTATTGGTTTAAAACTGCCTTTTACACGAGACAGAGCTGGATTATTCGGACAAACAGAAACTACATTAGAACAAGCTGGATATAACATAAAAAATTTGTTACTAACATCAAAAGGTGAAAGAGTAATGCAACCAGAGTTTGGTTCTGATTTAAGAGACTTGTTATTTGAACAATACACAGAAGACTTAACAGATAGAATTAAAGAGGCTATTGAAGAAGCAATGTCTACTTGGTTACCATACATAGTAATATCAAGTGTAGATGTGACAGAAGATGAAACAAATCCAAATCAAACAAAAGTTGATTTAGATTTTTCTCTAAATTACGAACCAAATAGATTCGAGTCTATTACCTTAAATTTTGACAATACAACAGGAACAACAAGTGGAGCAAGTTCTATATATTAGGAGTGAATAAATGCCAACAATAGAAAAAGAAATAAGATATTTAAACAAAGACTTCTCTCAGATTAGAAATAATCTAATAGAGTTTTCTAAGCAATATTACCCAAACACACACAAAGACTTTAATGAGTCTTCACCAGGTATGATGTTTATTGAAATGGCAGCTTATGTCGGTGATGTAATGTCATATTATGTAGATTCACAATTTAAAGAATCTTTACTAGGATATTCAGAAGAATTAAGAACACTTTATTCAATGGCACAAACATTTGGATATAAACCAAGATTATCAGCTCCTTCTAATGTAACTTTAGATGTTTTTCAATTAGTTCCAGCAAAAGGAACAGCATCAAGTATAGAACCAGATTATGATTACGCATTAAATATACCAGTAGGAGCAAGAATTGAGTCTTCTAATGGAACAACATTTAGAACAATACAAGATTGTAATTTCAAATACAATACAACACGCTCACCAAGAATAACATCAATCTTTGAAAGAGATAGTAATGATTCACCAACATTTTATTTATTAAAAAAACAAGTTAAAGCTGAAAGTGGAGTTGTTACGGAAGAAGAATTCACCTTTGGTTCAGCAAAAAAATACTCAAGTATTAAATTATCAAATGAAAATATTGTAGAGATAATAAGTTGTGTTGATTCAGATAATAATAAATGGTATGAAGTTGATTCATTAGCACAAGATACGGTATTTGATGAGGTTGAAAATACTTCAGACAACGACCCATCACTTTCAACATACGCAAGTGATGCTCCTTATTTATTAAAACTAAAGAGAGTAGCAAAAAGATTTACATCATTCAAAAGAGCTGATGCAAAAACAGAATTAAGATTTGGAGCTGGAGTTAGTGATAATGCAGACGAAGAAATCATTCCAAATCCCGATTCAATTGGTTCTAACTTACCAGATAGTCCTTCAAAGATATTGGAAACATTTGACCCAGTTAATTTCTTAAAAACAAAAACATATGGACAAGCACCATCAAATACTACATTAACTATAAAGTATTCATATGGTGGTGGTATAAATGATAATGTTCCATCGGAGGACATTACAAAAATTCAAGGAATTAATTATGTTATAGATTCCACAAGTTTATCAGCAACAACATTAGATACTGTAAAACAATCAGTAGCATTTACAAACCCTGAAGCATCAAGTGGTGGTATGGGAGCAGAAAGTGTTGAAGAGTTGAGAGAAAACATTAAAGCATATTTCCAAGCACAAGGTAGAGCAGTTACTAAAGAAGATTATATAGTTAGAACATATGCATTACCAGACAAATATGGAAACATTTCAAAAGCTTATATGGTTCAAGACGACCAACTAAGTGGAACACCACAAAGTTCATATACAATTACCGAAGAAGATATTGGAAAACCAATTTCAGAGTTATCAAATAGAATACCTAATCCATTAGCACTAAACTTATATGTTCTTGGATATAATTCTAATAAACAACTTTCAGTTGTAAATGATGCAGTAAAAGAAAATTTAAAAATTTACCTATCAAGATTTAGAACAATAACAGATGCAGTAAATATTAAAAATGCATATGTTATTAATTTTGGTATAAATTATAAGATATTAACACAACCAAATTACAATCAAGACGAAGTTTTATTAAAAGCTTCAAACAGAATTGAAGAATATTTTGATATCGATAGATGGCAAATAAATCAACCAATTATGTTAGGTGATTTGTCATATGAAATTGCACAAGTAGAAGGTGTAGCATCAGTAACAAATATTACAATTAATAATGATAACACATATAAAGTATCTGAGGGATATAGTGGTAATGCTTTCGATACAGCTGGAGCTACAGAAAACAGTATAGTTTATCCTTCACTTGACCCAAGTATTTTTGAATTAAAATATCCTGGAAGAGATATCATAGGTTCAGTAGAGGGAACTAATACAGGAGGGAATCAATAATGCATTTCTTTACATTTGCAGAAAAAGACGCAACACTTTATGAAGGTAGTGCTACACAAAGTAGAAATACTGGATTAGATGAAATATTAGAAGTTCGTAAAGATATGAATACTGATGGTTCAGTAGTAAATGTATCACGAACTTTAATTAAGTTTGATATAACTAATATATCTGAATCAATTGTAGCAGGAACTATTCCTGAAAACGCAAGATACTATTTAAATTTATATGACGCAAGGTCAACAGAATTAACAACAAGTCAATCATTATTTGCTTATCCAGTAAGTCAATCTTGGGTTCAAGGTGATGGAAGATTTTTTGATAGTCCCGCAACTACCGAAGGTTGTTCTTGGAGATATCGTGACGGAGAAACCACAGGAACTCAATGGGTAAGTGGTTCAAACAATACAGGTGGAACTTGGTTTAACCAATATGAAGCATCTCAGTCATTCAATCACGAAACAATAGATATGAGAATGGATGTTACTGATATTATGAAACAATGGTTAAGTAGTTCAATAGCTAATGAAGGATTTATAGTAAAGCGTTCAGGTAGTATTGGTAATACTTCATCTTCATTAGACGAGGGAAGCACAGATAGACTTGGAAATTTCGCATTCTTCTCAAGAGATACACACACAATATATCCACCAAAGTTGGAAGTAGAATACGATGATTCAATATTTAATACCGGTTCATTATCAACTTTAGATGCAGATGATGTAGATGAGGTTACTATTTATATGAAAGGTTTAAGAGAGGAATATAAAGAAAAATCAAAAATTAAATTTAGAGTATATGGTCGTGAAAGATTTCCAACAAGAACTTATTCAACAAGTTCTCAAAATTTAAATGTAAAATTTATTCCAAGTCAAAGTCAATATTCAGTTAGAGATGCTTTGAGTGAAGATGAAATTATACCATTTTCAACTGGTTCTTATCTAAGTTGTGATGGAGCAGGTAATTATTTCAGATTAGATTTAAACGCATTTCAACCAGAAAGACACTATCGTTTTCTTTACAAAGTTGTAAGTGGTAGTGGGAATACAAGAGTAGAACACATCTTAGATGAAGACCACATATTTAAAGTAACGAGGTAAAAAAGTGCCTTACACACGACAAGAATTAGAAACATATCAATGGTATCAAGATAGAATTGAAGCAAGACAAAATGAATATCTTACTTATTTAAAAGAATCTCAAGATGAACAAGAAGAAAATGAAAGACAACATATGGTTGATGAAAATGGTGTTCTTTTAAGTTTTGAAAATATTGATGATGAAGTAAGATTGAAAGAACCATTTAGACGAGCAGGATTAGATACACCAGACCAAAGAATTAAAAAAACAAATCAATATCCAACTTATGTTAAAGGACAAAAATTTGACATTACTGTTGATACAACAATAAATAAACTTATTCCTACAAAAACAAGTTTACCTTTGATAAAATTAACTAATTCACCACAAGAAAATTTATTAGAACCAAAATTAAATGATGAACCAGATTCAGACGGAACTATTACAACACCTATACTTCTAACACCATCAAGAAAAGTTCCAAAAATTAGAACAAATGGATACACAATAGAATTAGTAGATGGTGATATAATAGCACCAAATGGGTGGAATAATCCAGAAATAAACACAGAAGAAGAAATGGTAGATAATTATTTACAAGTTTATTATATGGAAAATAATCGTAGAAGACAATTTCCAAATTTTAATATTTTTAATTCTTATATAGGAACTTTACTATCATCATATATTGAACACGAAATAATTTTAATTGAAAAGAAAGAATTAGACTTAATTCCATTGGGTGTTCCAATGGGTTATAATGTAAGGTAATAAATGACACATTTTTTAGACAAAAAATACAAATCACAAATATCTGATAAAGATTTTGATATTCTTTTTAGTGGTAAAAAGAAAAGGGTAGAAAATCCTGTAT